ATATCATTTTTAGTAATTGTTAGTGTAAACTCGGAAGTAGGACGACGTGATAAGGATTTCCTCCTTGGAATCTTTAAAAACCATAAATTGTTTGGAAAGACTTACCGTCGATCGTCCATTGCCCTATAAGTTTGTTAGTGGCATGACTAGGCCGGCTAGATTTTTCAAGGGATGAGGTATCTTAATTAATCTAAAAGGCTAAAACAAAAAGGAGTGGTTTTAATTGGGGGATTTGTAAAAAAGACAATGGAGAGGGGACCTGTCTTAACATGGACAATTCCTAAAACGTCTGAAAGTGAGTCATTCATGTGTATTTTGATGCAGTAATGCCACATTCGATTGTAAACGAATGAACATGTTGAAGGAGGTTCTCAATGGAAATTAATGATATCCAGAACGGTATATCCGTTAAGCTCCAGGAAGCTTTCGGAGCAGATTATAAAAAATATATTGATGAATTACCGCAGGGGTTTAATACACCTGCTTTTTTAATTCAATTTTTGAGCTTAGAGCATATTCGGCAAATGGGTGGTCGATGGAAAGTAACAACACTTTTTAATGTGAAGTATTACCCTAAAAATGGCATATCCGAGGCTTCTAATATGACATTGAAAGTTCAAAAAGCAATAAAAGAAATAACACTGTTAAACGATTCTTTACTGTGTGGTTCTGGAGCAACTAGCGAAGTAATTGAAGGAATTGGTAATAATTATATTCGTTTCAGTTTCTTCTTACAAGAAGTAGAAGAGAAAGTTTTTATGGGGTCATTAGATCATTATATTAACAAAGAAGAGGTGGTATCAGTTGGCGAAAATAATTCATAAGGTGGTTGAGCCGATGGATAGCAAAGATGTCAAAAAGGTAATTATGTCTAAACTACCTAAATTCACAAAAGAACAACTTGCAAAAAGTCAAAAATATATTTATCGCCGTGATGCACTCAATGCATTACTAGAAGCAGAAAAAACATATTCATTCGCTCAAGTGGATGAAATACTGAAAAAATTCGATAGGGGAGGTAATTAATATGGCGTTAGGTGGAGGGATATTTTTAACACAAAATAAAGTATTACCAGGGACATATCATAATTTTATTAGCTCTACTCGTGCATTTGTAAATCTAAGTGATCGCGGTTACGTTGGTTTGCCAATTGCACTTGATTGGGGCGTAGATGGCGAAGTATTTGCTGTAACACAAGAGGATTTGCAAAAGGATTCTCGCAAAATCTTTGGTTATGAATATACGGATTCAAAATTGAAAGGTATCCGTGATGTATTTAAAAATGCCATCACTGTTTATTTGTACAAACTTGCTGTGGATGCAGAGGCAGCTACTAATAATTTTGCCACAGCTAAGTACAAAGGTGCACGAGGTAATGATATCACGATTATTATTCAGGCTAATGTTGATGAGCCGTCGAAATTCGATGTTAAAACATTACTAGCTAATGTTTTAGTAGATGAACAAATTGCGGTTTCTACTGCTGCAGACTTAATCGCAAATGATTTTGTCGTATTTAAAACGAATGCGACATTAGCTGTTACAGCAGGGACACCATTAGCAGGAGGCTCCAATGGCTTGGCCATTACAGGTGGAGTACATCAAGAAGCACTTGATGCTTTAGAAGCATACGGTTTTAATACTCTCGGCTGTTTATCATCCGAAAGCTCAATTAAATCGCTGTATGTTGAGTATACAAAGCGTATTCGTGACCAAGTCGGTGGTAAGTTCCAACTTGTAGGTCATAAACTTGGCAGCACTGACCATGAAGGTATTATTGACGTACAAAACGATGCTAATGGTACTGATGAAGAAGTGTTCGGTGCCGTATATTGGGCAACTGGCGCACAAGCTGGAGTGCTTATAAATAGGTCAAATACTAATAAAAAATACAGTGGTGAATTTACACTTGATATGTCTGAAACCAAGACACAATCACAACTCTCAACTTTATTGAAATCTGGTAAATATGTATTCCATCGTGTAGGTGATGACATTTGCGTACTTGAAGATGTGAATACATTTACGTCATTCACAGTTGATAAAAACGAGGATTTCAGTATGAATCAAGTTATTCGTGTGCTTGATCAACTTGCCATCGATACTGCTCAATTGTTTAACACTCGCTATCTTGGACAGGTGCCAAATGATCAAGATGGCCGAATTTCTTTATGGAACGACATTGGTAGTCATCGCATGGAAATGCAACGTATTAGAGCAATCCAAAATTACAACAAAGACGAACTAACCATTACACAAGGTAATTCCAAGAAAGCTGTTATGGTAAATGAAATCGTGAATCCTACAGTTGCGATGTCACAACTTTACATCACAACAACAGTAGAATAGGGGGAAACAGAAGATGAAACCAAACAAAACATTAATTTCACTGAATCTACAATATTTTGCTGATGCTACCATGCACGCTCGCAATGCCATTCATGGTGCTCAAGGTCGAGCATACGTGACGATTGAAGGAAATAGATACTTATTCGCTCAATTAATTAACATAGAAGCCCGGATGGATAAAACTAAAACCCAAGTACCTATTATGGGGCGCGTATCCAAGGGTAACAAAGCTACTGGTGCAGAGTTTACAGGCAGTGCTACATTCCACTTTAATACTTCAATATTCCGTAAGTTATTAAAGCGTTACAAAGATACAGGGGAGGATATTTATTTTGATATCCAAGTGACGAATGAAGATGGCTCAGCGTCAGTAGGTCGTCAAACAACAATCCTGATTGACTGTAATATGGATGGAGGCATTATCGCTGCATTAGATGCAGATGCGGAGTACCTGGAGGATTCCATTGATTTCACTTTCGAGGATTGGGATATGCCAGAAGAATTTACAACTTTACAAGAAATGTTATAAGAAGAGAGCTCATTATGTGGTCTTTTTTAAATTTTAAATATAAATAATAAGGATATGGTGATTAAATATGTCAAACTTAACTGCATTTTTTGCGCACAATAAAAAGCAAAATGAAAACATTAAGCATGCTATTTCAAAGAAATTCGTGGATGAGCAAGGTAATCCAATTGAATGGGAGTTCGCACCAATTTCGCCAGAACGAGACGCTGAATTAAAGTCAGAATCCACTAAGCGTTCTATGATTACGCAAGGAAAGCGTAAGGGACAGTATAATACTGATTTTGACCATTTTAAATACCAACGTTTATTAACTGTTGAATCTATTGTTTATCCTAATTTAAACGATAAAGAGCTGCAGGATTCTTATGGTGTAATGGGTGCAGATGCTTTACTTGGAAAGATGCTAACAATCGGTGAAATGGCAGATGCCTCGGCTGTGGCACAGGAAGTCAATGGGTACCAAGCTGAGCTAGAGGATATGGTCGAAGAAGTAAAAAACTAATAGACGACGGTGATGGTGATGCTAATATAATGCACTGGTGGGTGCAAAAGATGCGTCGTCTTCCGTCTGAATATATGTCTCTATCCTTGACAGACAAAGCCTGTATTATAGCATCTTTACAAGTCAAAATCGAAGAAGATAAGAAGCAAGAGCGCGAGGCAAAACGAGGGTCTAGAAGAAGAAGGAAGCGTTAGGAATTAGCTAATCTTTCTGTATTAATGTTTCTATATAAGAGGGAATATTGATGTAAAGGTGTAATGTTTATCTACTTATGTTATGTCTGTTTTTGCTGTGGTGTGTGGATATAATTCAATAATCAACTCATCCGACAAGGTAATTGGTGAA